ATGGCCCGTGAGATCTACGTCGAGTCCAAGCGCCGCATGAAGGGCATCGGACCTCAGAACGAGGTCGAGTCACTCGAACTGATGCGCCCGACGCTGGATCGCAACGGCGAGGTGGTCATGGAGAACGACCTCTCCCAGGCCAAGTTCGACGTGGTGTCCACTGTCGGCCCATCATCGAGCAGCCAGCGCTCGGCCACGGTTCGCTCGTTGCTGGGCATGCTGCAACTCACGCAAGACCCGCAGACTCAACAGGTGCTGCTGGCGATGGCCTTCCAGAACATGGAGGGTGAGGGTATCAGCGATGTCCGCGGCTACTTCCGCAAGCAAATGGTTCAGGCTGGCATCATGAAGCCCACGCCCGAGGAAGCCGAGGAAATGGCCGCTGCTGCTCAGAACGCGCAGCCTGACCCGAACGCTGTGTTTGTCGAGGCTGCTGCTGAAAAGGCAATGGCTGAAGCGGACAAGGCCAGAGCCGATGCGGTAAAGACCGGGGCCGAGACGGCGCTGACGGAAGCCAAAACGCTGGAGACGCTGGCCAAGGTCGGCGGCGAGGGTGCCGGTGCAGCAGTGGCCGGCGCAGAGATGCAGGCTGGGATTCCAGTTCCTGCAGAGCCGCAGGTTGATCCATACGAGATGGCTAAGCGAGAGTTGGAGCTTGAGAATCTGCGGATGGACAATGCCGCCAAGTTTGCAGCCTTGACCAAGACGCTGCAGCAGCAGGCAAACGAAGAGGCCGTCAGATCATCAGAAAGACCCGAGTTCGAGGAGTCCGATGATAAAGTCGGAGAAGACCTGGACGAACTCAAGGCAATGGTCGAGGCTCTGGCACGGCAAGTCGCAGATTTGAAACCGCAGCAACCGATCATCGTGGCCACGGGTGGCGGCGGCAAGAAAATCCAGATCACCAAGACCCCGACCGGGTTCTCCGGTGAGGTTGTCAACGAAGACTGAAAGGGACCATCATGTCCATGACCAACGCAGCCGAGCAGGCCTTCCTGGATCTGCTGTTCCTGAATGTCGACTGGGCCAACATCGGAGACGCTGCCGGCCTGCAGAACAGCGCCACGGCAGGATCGTTCTATATCTCGCTGCACAGTGCTGACCCAGGCGAGGCCGGCAACCAGAGCACAAACGAGATCAGCTATACAGGCTACGCTCGCGTGGCGGTGAACCGCACAGCAGGCGGCTGGACGCGAACGGTCAGCACCATCGCCAACACCGCGCTGGTGCAGTTCGGTCAGTGCACGGGCGGCACGGCCACGGCCACGCACTTCGGCATTGGCACGGACTCCAGCGGCGCGGGCAATCTGCTGCTCAAGGGCGCACTCAACGCCAGCCTGTCGATCAGTAACGGCATCCAGCCGCAGTTCGCTGCCGGTGCCATGACCGCCACCGTGGACTGATGTGACTCTGCGGTACTTTTGCGCCCACTGTCTGCGAGACCTTGAGCTCGTAGACAACCAGGTACAAGCGTGCCCAGATCACCCCGATGGTGCAGTGGATTGGCAAGTCGAGGTGACGCCCGATGCCGCTGAATAGCGTCCGCCAGCTCGCCGCCTCGGTGGCCGATGATGGCCGCGAGTGGCAGTCGTTCTTCTACAAGATCGCCGTGCCTGCCGCCGGCGGCGGCCGGTGGGCTGACTGCAGCGTGGGCTCGGGCATTCCGGTCTACAACGCCTACGTCGGCAATCCCCTGGAAGCCACGCCGCTGATAGGCGCAGGCAACCGTGGCATCTACACCGGCCCGACGCCGGAGCCTGGGCAAGAGAAATACCTGCATGTCATGCAGGCCGTGAGCGCCGGCACGGGTGTGCCGGGCTATCTGTTGCTGGCCGACTACCTGATGTTTTACCCGCTGATCGATGGAGATTCCACTGACCAGCAGGACATGGACAACACCGCGCCATTGCCCAGGTACACCTCGGGCGACGGGGTACAGTGCATGATTGTGGTGGCCTCGCCCATGACGCAGGTCGGCAGCGTGACGATCAGCTACACCAACTCCGACGGAGTGTCTGGGCGCATCTCAACCGCTGGGCTGGTCACCAACACGGTCATCGGCAGCCTCGCCAACACATCGTATGCCACGACTGCCGCTGGCGCGGTGTCGCCTTTCATCCCGCTGGCCAGTGGCGACAAGGGCATCCGCAGCATCGAGTCGGTCACGGTGTCGGGCTCGCCTGGGGGGTTGTTCAATGCGGTGCTGGTCAAGCCGCTGGCGCACTTGCAGATACGCGAGAACTCCACAGCGGCAGAGAAGACCATGCTGCCGCACTCGGCTTCGTGCCCAAAGATCGAGACCGGCGCGTACCTCAACTGGATACTGAACAACGGCAGCGCGAACGCTCCGTTACTGCGCGGCTTCTTGCAATTTGCCTGGGGATAACCATGCCTTTCTCATCGATGGACGATCTCGTCAACGAGATCACAAGCGGCAAGTTCAACCGCTCCGACTGGAACAAGATCACGGGCGCTGCCGCCTACACGGCTGGCCGGTGGTACGACTTCAGCGCCCTGGGCGGAACGCCTGTCGCAAACGCCTGGGCTGGCACCGCGCTGGCCTGGAGGACATGCGACGCCGCAACGGGCAACGGCACGCAGATCTTCGGGCTGCCGCACGGCGGCAACGTCAGCCCGGACACCAAGCACGTTCTGAACGTCTCGGCAGTGACGGCGGTGGCCACGGGCGTGCCTGCACAACTGATGCTGGTGGACTTGCAGGGCTACTGGCCCGGTATCAGCAACAACAGCGCTGTGGCTCAGACGCTGACGGGCACGCCGAGCCTGCGCTACACCAACGGGGCCGGGTGCCGACTGTTCTGGGTGCAGACCGCAACTGCAGGCGCGACGGCGCAGAACATCGCGGTCAGCTACTCCAACACCACGCCCACCTCGGGCCGCACGCTGCCGGTCACCGTGGCCATGACCGCCTCGGCCATCACGCCGCACATCAGCCACTCGGGCACGGCGGCGAACAACTACGGGCCGTTCCTGCCGCTGGCAAGCGGTGACACAGGCGTGTCCAACGTGGCTACAGTGCAATTCAGCGCGGCCAACACTGGCACCGGGGCGCTGTGCCTTGCGAAGCCCCTGCTGACGCTGCCTCTGACCACGGTGTCCGTTGCTGCCGAGCGCGATCTGCTCAACCAGTTGCCAAGCCTGCCTCGCGTGATGGATGGTGCCTGTCTGACATGGCTTTACTTTGCTGGCGCGGCCACGGCGGCCAGCACCAACTTCTACGGCGCGGCTGAGTTCGGCTGGGGCTGATGGCACTCAAGCAAAACACTACGATCCTGGCGCAGTTGCCACTGCGCCTGATCGGTGGCGATCCCGGCACGCTGCGCCCCCTGTGGGGCCGTGGCGACCGGATGAACCAGTCCGTGGGCGAGGGCATTCCGTCCAAGCTGGCGGGCATCCCCAGCGGGCACCTCGCACCTTCGTCCTGGGTTCTGCCATACGAGGCGGGCGCGATGTCGTCGTTCACGCAGTGCGTGGTCACGGTGGCTCCAGGCACGCTGAACCTCGCGGCGGGCGTCAACATCAGCGGCGACTCGACGGTCACGATCACCGTCAACCCCGCCGACGGTCAACTGGTGGTCAGCGCGGTAGGCTCCGCGTCCATCACGTTCAGCCTGGCTGCCAACTTGGCAGGCGCGCTGTCGGCGTCGGGCAGCACGGCCGTCACGTTCACGGTCAACAACGCCACGCTCGGCGCCATCGTCGACGCCGTGGGCGCCGCGCTCGTGCAGTTCTCAAACAGCGCCACGGTCAGGGCCACGGGCAACCTGTCGGGCGACATCACGCCGTTTACCGAGCTGAGCCCGCAGTCCCTGTCAGCGGCGGTGTGGGAATCCCTGGCCAGCGCCTACAACGCGCCGGGCACCATGGGCGAGCTGCTGAACAGCGCGGGCGGCGGTGCCAGTCCGGCCACGATTGCCGCTGAGGTGTGGTCTACACCGCTTGAGACGCTGACGGCCGAGGAGATCATGCGCGTGCTTCTGGCGGCGCTGGCCGGCGCTCGATCTGGGCTCGGCTCGGCGACCGAGGAATACCTGGCGCAGGACGGCACCACGCCGCGCATCACGTTCAGCCCCGACGCGCAGGGCAACGGCACGCCGATCATCGATGCTACTTAGAAACCGGCTTCTCGGCGGTGCGCTGTTCGCAGGCCTGCTGTTCGGTGGCCAGCAGGTTCCTCCTGTCGAGGTGCAGGGCGGTGGCGGCAAGTCTGGCAAGTCCAAGCAGACGCGCCCGTTGTGGGTGGTTGAAGGCAGGATATTCGACAACCCTTGGGTGGCTCAGGAGTATCTGGCCACACTGCAGGCCGAGAAGGCTGCGGCAGATGCTCGGGCGCAGGCCGCCATTCGTAAGCCTGCACCGAAAACCAAGCCGCAAGCCGAGCCGAAGCGCCAGTTCTTGGTGCTGCAGCAAGAACGCATCGAAATTGACCTCGGTCGATTCTCGTACGCTGACGATCTAGCGCGAGATTCGATTGAGGCGCACATGAAACTGGCGCAAATTATCATTGACGAGCGTGATGCACAGATTGCAATGATCCTAGCGCTGGCAGTGCTAGACGATTAAGTCGGACATTCCGGCAACGGCAACCGCACGGCCGAAAACGTGCGAGTGTGAAAGAGAACCATGCCAGTAGAGATTGAAGTCACCCAGCCTGACGGCTCCAGCGAGACACCTGCGCTCGACGAACTGGAGGCCCAGGATACGCGGGCAGCAGAGCCAGAGACGCCAGAACCAGCAGAAGATGCCGAAGGCGAACAGGAGTTGAAGATCACGCTTGGCGGCCAGACGCTGACCGAGCCTGAGCCAGAGGCTGAAAGGGCACCAGAGTGGGTGCGCGACCTGCGGCGGTCTCACCGCGAGCTGCAGCGCAAGGTCCGCGAGTACGAGGTCCGCGAGCAGAAGACGGCCCAGACTCAGAGCGCGGCCATTCCGGCGCTCGGCGCGAAGCCGAAGCTCGAAGACCACGACTACGATACCGACCGCTATGAGGCGGCGCTTGAGTCCTGGTACAAGCAGAAGGACGCCGTTGAGGCCGCCAAGCGCCAACAACAGCAGCAGGTCGAGGAGCAGCAACGCACCTGGCAGGCCAAGCTCGATGGCTACGCCAAGGCCAAGACCGAACTCAAGGTGCGCGACTACGATGATGCTGAGTCCACGGTACAGGAAACTCTGAACGTGGTGCAGCAGGGCGTGGTGCTACAGGGCGCCGAAAACCCCGCGCTGGTGGTCTACGCGCTGGGCAAGAACCCGAAGAAGGCCAAGGAACTGGCCGCCATCACTGACCCGGTGAAGTTCGCCTTCGCCGTTGCAAAACTGGAGTCTCAGTTGAAAGTCACCTCTACCCGCAAGCCGCCCGCTCCAGAGCGTGGCATTCCGGTCGGCAACGCGCCGATTTCTGGCACCACTGACAGCGTGCTTGAGCGCCTGCGTGTTGACGCAGAGCGCACGGGCGACATGACCAAGGTGATTGCCTACCGCCGCCAGCAGCGAGCCAAGCAGGCCTCGGCGCGCTGATCATCGGCCGGCGGGTATTGCACTCGCCGGCTGATATGCTACATTTCGCGCATCATGGTTTCGCCCACCTCACGGGCAGTGCACAGAACATGAGCGGCCGCCCGGCTCCAACGGGGTGAGTAAGCAGGCGCGGCACAGGCCGCAATCGTTCACTCATCAATTCTCAGGAGCCACAAATGGCAAACAGTTTTTCCAAGGAAGAGCGCGTAGCGTTCGAGGACATCCTCGAAGGCTTCAACGACGCGCTTGTGCTGTCTCGCAACGTCTCCGTGTACCGCACCGACGGCACGATGATGGAGCGCACCAACAACGTGATCTGGCGCCCGCAGCCCTATATCGCGCAGTCCTTCAGCGGCATGGACCAGACGCTGAACTTCACCGAGTTCACGCAGTTGTCCGTTCCCTCCACGCTCGGCTTCCAGAGATCCGTGCCCTGGATCATGGACGCGCTGGAACTGCGCGACTCTCTGCAGGAAGGCCGCCTGGGCGACGCCGCCAAGCAGCAGTTGGCCTCTGACGTCAACCGCGCCGTCATGAACGTCGCCGCGAACCTGGGTTCGCTGGTGGTCCGCACCACGGCCTCGGCCGGCAGCTACGACGACGTGGCTGCGTGCGACACGATCATGAACGAGCAGGGCGTGCAGATGTTCGACCGCTACCTGGCGCTGTCGAGCCGCGACTACAACGGCATGGCTGGCAATCTGGCTGTGGCGACGCGCTCGTTCGGCAACCAGATCAGCGACGAGGCATATCGTCGCGGCTTCGTCGGCACTGTGGCTGGTTTCCAGACTTACAAGTTCGACTACGCCAACCGCATCCGCGCAGCCACTGGTGCAGATCCCACGATTGACACCCAGGCCGCAGCCGGCAACTACTGGGTGCCGGTGGCCACCAGCGTGGCTGCTACCGGCGAGTCCGCCAACGTGGACAACCGCTTCCAGACCGTGACGGTAAGCTCGACTGCCAATCTGCTGGCCGGCGACGCGATCACCATCGACGGCGTGGTGGCTGTGCATCACATCACCAAGCAGTCCACTGGCGAACTCAAGACCTTCCGCGTGGTTCAGGTTCTGACCGGCACCACCTGCGTCATCACCCCGCCGATCATCTCGGCTCAGGGTGGCACGGACGCCGAGTTGCAGTACCAGAACGTCATCGTCACGCCCAGCGCCGCCGCCACGGTGGACCGTCTGAACGTGGATGCCGCTCCGATCAACTGCTTCTGGCAGAAAGACGCGCTGGAACTCCTGCCGGGACGCTACGCAGTGCCTTCTGACGCTGGTGCCGCAGTCATGCGTGCCTCCACCGACCAGGGCATCGAGCTGGTAATGCAGAAGCAGTACGACGTCAACACCATGAAGACCAAGTACCGCCTCGACTGCCTGTTCGGCGTGGTGAACAAGCAACCCGAGATGAGCGGCATCCTGCTCTTCGGGCAGACCCCCTGATGACGCACCGGGCCGGGTAACACCGGCCCGATTCGCAACAGCAATACAAGGAGTTTTCCATCATGTCCAATTCAGTCATCGCGTTGCAGGGAACCGCAGAAGTTGTCGTTCCCGCGAACGAAAGCATCGCTCTTCTGAGCATCACCCAGACCAACGTCTTCAAGGTTGTCGGCTTCCCGAACTACCCGGAGCAGAACGATCTGGAAAGCACGTTCACCGGCTACAAGCTGCTCGGTCCGTACACCGCAGAAACCACGCTCATCATCAATGCTGGCGCGGCTTCGGTGGAGTATCAGATCGGCGTCGCTCCGGTGGTGTTTGGCTCGAATTACCAAGGCACTCCCACCACGCAGAACTCGGCCGCAACGCTGACAACTGCAAAGGTGATGTCTGGTCTCATCACCACCACTCAGGCAACTGGCGCGACCATCGCCGTGCTGCTGCCGAACGGTGCTGACATGGAACTGGCTGCCCAGTTCGATGTGGGTGATTTCTTCGACTGGGGCCTGGTCAACCTTTCGACTGGCGCTAACACCGTGACGATCACCAACGCCGCGTCTGGCAACAACATCAACGGCGCCGCCATCGTGGCCGTGAGCAGCAGCGCTCAGTTCCGCACCTACAAGACGGCGACCAACACGTTCGCCACCTACCGCATCGCCTAATACCGAAGGCGAGCAAGTGCAGCGCGGGCGGTAAGGGTTGGGAGTTCCCGGCCGCCGCCCGCGTTTTCACATCTGGAGCACATCATGCCGTTGACCAAGGGTTACTCGAAGGCCAGCGTGTCGAAGAACATCTCCAAGGAGATGAAGGCCGGCATGCCGCAGAAGCAGGCCGTGGCCGTGGCATTGAACACCGCACGCACCGCTGCCAAGAAAGCTGGCAAGCCGAGCAAGGGGCCTGGCCCTGCACCCACGGCCAAGAAGAAATGACCACGCAGCAGTTCCCCGCGCTTGTTTTCCGCAGCCCAGGCCCGCATCGGCACTCGTCTGGCGGTGCGTATCGCTTCGCCCAGGTGAACGATGCCGCCGAGATGGCCGAGATGCTGGTGCAGGGCTATCACACCAACGTCCGCGCCGCTATCGTGGCGTGCGGCGAACGTGCGTTTAAGCACGGCCTGACCACCATGCAGATGCGCAAGGTGCCTGTCTCGAAGCTGCTGGCACGCCTGCAGGCCAAGATGGCAGATGATGTCATCCCGGCTACAGAGCCTGCCGAGCCAGAGACCGCCGCTGTTCCTGCCGACGACGCGCCGCCAAATCGAGAAGAGATGCTTCAGCAGGCACAAATCCTCGGCATCAAGGCTGACAAGCGCTGGTCTGATGCTACGCTGATGGCCAAGATCAACGCGGCCATGAACCCGACCTTTATCCTCGCGGCTTGACGGAGCAACAGATGGGATACACCAAGCGGCAGTTCATCCTGGCGGCCTTCGAGGAGATCGGCCTGGCGTCCTACACGTTCGACCTGCAGCCAGAGCAGTTGGAGTCTGCGCGCAGGCGCCTGGACGCCATGATTGCCGACTGGAACGGCAAGGGCATTCGCCTGGGCTATCCCATCCCGTCAAGCCCCGAGCAGGGCAGCATTGACGAGGAGACCTTCGTGCCAGATTCGGCCTACGAGGCGATCATCTGCAGTCTGGGCATCCGCCTGGCGCCGAGTTATGGCAAGCAGGTCATGCCGATGACTATGGCCACCGCCAAGCAGGGCTATGACACGCTGCTGCAGCGTGCCACGTTCCCGCTGGAGCAGCAGATGCCCAGCACGATGCCGGCAGGCGCTGGCAACAAGCCCTGGCGCGTGTACGACAATCCGTTCCTACGGCCGCCTGTCAACCCGGTGCAAGTCGGCCCTGACGGCCCGCTCGAACTCAACTGACGCGCATCGCGCAACGAGGCACACATGGCACTCATCTATCAACTGCCGCTGCTGGCGCAGGCATCTCCCGGCGATCAGCTCGCGGTGTACGCGCCGAACACGGGCGACGCGCGCCGCCTTCCGATGTCGGCGCTGCTGACATTCTTCCAGCAGCAGTTCGCATCGCCCACGATGGCGACGAACCTCTACACGCCTGGCACCGGCTTCAACATCGCCGCGCCCACGCCTGTGAGCCAGCAGCAGTGGATTCTGATCCAGCCTGCCGGCACGCTGGCCACCGGCACCGTGACGCTGCCGCTGAACACCTCGACGCCCGATGGCACCGAGATTCTGATCACGACCACGCAGCAGGTAACGACGTTCACGCTGGCGCTCAACGGCGCAGCAGCGGCCTACGGTGATCCTGCCACGCTGGCTGCCGAGGACTTCTTCCGCATGAGGTTCTACCAGGCCACAAACTCCTGGTATCGCATCGCCTGATCAACGAGGACAAAACCATGTCGTCAACCTACGAAAGTTT